CAGAACGGCGGCCATTGCGCGCAAGTCACGGCTGTCAAAGCCAATGCCCAAGCGTTCAAGGTCACGGTAATTTTTTGCATCCTTGAAGTCCTTCAAAGCGCGAACATTACGCGGCGCAATATAACTTTTTTCTGGCGTTTTCATGTTCCGTCACTCCTTATGGCATAGGGACAAAGTTGGAAGGCGTTGCGGTCAACTGAATGACACAAAGACCGCCGGCGTCAGTATTGCGGCGCACAACCTTGGCGCCAACAATCTGTTCAGTATATGGAACGGCCGGCGTCAGACCTGTTGCAATTTTGCCGGTTGCAGGGTTATAAAAGACTGAATCATTGATTTCAGCGGCCGTTGCGCTTTCAACAAAGATGATGCCCATTTCCAGCAATTGCGCTGTTGTTTCATTGGCCAGTTGCAAGGTTGGCGCCAGTGAATCACCGGCTGAACCTTTGTTGGCATAAACCAGCGGGTTCACCAAGATTCCGGCAAAATTGCTTCCGCCAGCTTCAACGCCAAGATCTTCCCCTGCCTGATAGCTGAAGGCGCGGCCAATGACGTTGTTCAGCGGGTCAGTGCTTTTCAGGATGCAAGGGAAGGCGCGTGTTGGCGATTCCGCAAAAACATCACCAACAATGCCGCTGGTTTGTGCAAGTCGAACAGTTGATTGAAACATGGTTTTCTTCCCCCTTAACCTTTCAGGAAGTCATCAACTTGTGATGACTTGTCAGTTGCGGAATCAGCGGCAAGGCTGAATGACTTGCTATTGACTTTGCTTGCCGCCGCCAAATAACCGGCCAGCGTTGCGCCTTCCTGTCCCTTGTCACACTGAAGGCCAAGCTTCTTCATGCCGTAGGCTTCAACATCAGCCTTGGTCATGTTCGCATGGTCAAAGGTTCCAACCAGAACAGAAAGCTTGTCAGCAAGTTCATTGCGTGCGGCAATGTCGCGCATCACGGCGCCAGAATCCATACCGGTTGCCAGCTTGGTTTCCAGTGCGGCCAGTTGTTTTTTCAGCGCGGCAACTTCCTTGGATGAATCCATGCTTTCGCACTTGTTAGCGCCTTCAGCCGGCTTTTCTTCATCCGTTGCACTTGCGGCATCAGATTCAGCAGGCTTTTCTTCATCAAGGGAACTGTGTTCTTCTTCTTCCTTGGGTTTCAAGGCTTCCATGAATGCGGTGACTTTTGCCAGTTGTTCCGCCATTGCGGCAACCATTGCGGCAAGTGATTCAAGCGTGACTGTGTTTTCATTTTCCATGTTCAATGCCTCTTTTGCATCAATGGTAAAAATTAAATGGTCAAGAACGGCAACCTGTTTGCCCATGCGCCCTTCATCAACCAAAGCCAAATGGTTCCCCCTGATTTCCCTTTGGATATATTCAAAGGGTTGACCTTGGAAGGTTCCTGTTGCCGGTTCATATCTGCAACGATAGCCGCAAGACAATTCCCGCTTCCCCGATTCAATAAGCTTGGCCATTGAATCTGAAAAAACTTTGATGTTGGCTGAAAGGATACCGCCGGCAAATTTCACCGCTTCGCCAATGACGCCATGAATACCCTTTGATTCAGCCGGTGTCAATCCTTCACTTTCAGAACCAAGCATTTCATGGTCATCAATCCAAGGCAACAGCTTGAATGATTCAAGGCATTCAGGATCAGAAAGTTCTTCTTCCGGCCGGTATACCATGTAAATCTTGTCAGGGTCAGGCGCGCCAATTTGCCGGCCGCTATACGGAAAAACGCCAACCCTTGAAAGCGGGTTGTCCTTGACTTCAAACCAGCCGTTTGAATCTTGAATGCGCGCTGACTTTGGCAAGCGGTCTTCCTGTTCACGTTGATGAATGTCTGAAGCCACAATTGTCACGCGGCCTGAAATACTTTGCAACCTGTCGCGCGTTTTTGTTGCGTGTTGCGCGTCACAGTGAAATGACGGCAACGAGTTCTTCAGCGTTGTCTTGGCGCATGGCATACCGCAATAGGGTTGTCATCAAAAGCCCAAGACTTTCCTGCGCACTATCCGGCGCGGCTTTCATGATCGTCATGAAAGCTGTCACTGATTCAACCGTCATCGGTCTTGTGTTCAATGCCGCCTTTGCCGCCGCCATTGCTTCTTCATGGTTCATGGTTTCACCCTTCTGTCATTCTTCTTGAATATAGCCAACAGTTCTGGATTGATGCGGGCATGCTCTTTTCCGGTCTCATCCATGTTGTAAAGCGTGAACGCTTCAGCAACATATTCTTCCCCGTCAAGGTCTTCCGTTGCGTAGGTGCTGATCAGGTCAGCCCAACCTTCCTTGACGGATTTCTTGGCAATGCGGTCAATTTCATCACGTTCAGCGCCGGTCTTGTTCAAGTGCCATGAATGGCCATATTCATGAATTATTGTGCCGCGCGCTGAACTGGAAACAGTGTATGAAACAACGCCGCTTGAAGCTTCAGCAGCGTCAACCACTTCTTTTGGCGCGCCAATCGGAAGCCTGATGCTTTTCATTGTGCGCAAATTATAGTTTTTATCTTCACCGCCAAAGCCATTGTTCCTGACCTTGTTGTTGAATGTTGCGCCGGTCTTCAGCATTGTGAAGCGCTCACCAGTCTCCCTGTCCCTTGACTGAACAAACGCACCAACCGTTTTCCCTGAAAGCATTCTGTCAAGGTGGTTCGCCTGAATAATAGCGGCGGCCGTGTCGGCTGGCGTTTCCTTGTATCGGTAAGGGCTGCCATTCCGCAAAGCCCTTCCCGCATCACCAAAGGAAGTCAATTCAGGCGTTTCAAAGCGCTCCTTCAGGCCAATCATTTCACGCGTCATTGCGTTCAAATCATCTTTTGGAAGCGCCGTGTTCAGGACAACATTCTTGGAAACGCCAACGGCGCCAAGGTCTTCTTCCATTTTGGCAACCGTTCCGCGCGGCTTATAGTTTTCATAAGTCTGAACCTTTGCCTTCTTGGCTTCCAGTTCAGCCAGCTTCCGGCGTTCTTCTTCAAGCTGTTTGGCCAGCGCGGCGTTCTTGGCCTGTTGTTCAGCCAGTTTGCGCTTGGCTTCAGCGTTGGCGGCGGCCAGCGCTTCAAGCCTTGCCTTGTCATCAATCGGTTTGACCGGCGGCTTGGTCACGCGCGGCGTTGGCGGCTGAACCGTGCGCGGCGGAAGCTGAACCTTTGGCTTGGGAATGGCCGGCGGCTTGCGTGGCTTGGGAATCTTGGTTGGCTTGGCAACCTTTGGCTTCCTTGGCTTTGGCGGCACGCGCGGAACATTGGTTGGCGCTGAACCACCCTTGATGGTTGGCGGCTTCCTTGGTGGCGTGCGGCTGAACCCAACAGGCCGCAAAGGCGGCGTTGTAGTGTCAACCCTTGGCGCTGGTTCTGGCCGGCCAAAGTAGTCACGCGGATTGAACGCCGGTGATGCCGGTGAAAGCCTGTTGGTTCCGGCGCCATAGAAGTCACGCGGCAACGGCGTCAGCGGCGGTGAAATTGGTGTTTCCTTTGGCGCTTGCCTTGGCGCTTCACCAAGAATGCCGGCCATTTGTTCTTCCGACAATTCACCGCTTTCATCAAATTCAACAACCGGCCTGAAGGTGCATTTGCAATTGGGAAGTTGTGCCGGCATTCCGCGCTCACCGGTGTCAGGGTCAATGACCGGCGGATTGGCAAATTCAAAGATTCCGCCGTTCAGGCCTGTTGGCCACTGGTGCAAATGGAACGACCTTGCGGTTGCGCCGCCACCGGAATGAATCCATTCAAACTTCTTGACGCCGGCCGCCGTCAGCCGCGTTTCATTCATGGCAACATAGGCCTTGCGGGTTTGGTCAATGGCCGTGTTCATGACCTTCCGCTTGATTATGCCGGCATCCTTGTCAGTGCGGTCAATGATGCGGTCAACTGACTTCTTGAAGGCGCCCAAGTTGCCGCCGTGCAACAGGCTTGTTTTCATGGTCTTCTTCAAGCGCGCGGCATATTCATCAGGGAAGCTTGAAATCAGCTTGGCGTTTTCCGTGATGGCGCCCTTGATAGCGGCGGCCGTTTGCGGGTTGTTCATGAACCCCATGCCAACAGTGTGACGGCCAACCAGTTCCTTCAGGCTGGCTGAAACATTGGTTTCACTTGTCTTGGATACTTGGCCAACCATGCCCTTTGCCAAGCCTGTTGACAGTGACGCAAACATTTTCTTGAAGCGCGCGTTGACCTTTTCAATGGCGGTCATCACGCCGGTTCCGGTTGCGGCCGTTGGCTTGTTGGTTGGTTCATCAGCATCTTGGCCGGTCTTGCCAAGCGTGGCTTCAGCCTTGGTCACGGCCTGTTGAAGTTCAGCCACAATGGCCGCCTTCATTTCCTTGATCATTTGCGCGGTCAGCTTTTCAAGTTCCTTGGAATAGCGCTGTTCAATGGAAAAGGCGTGGTTCATCACCGCGCCGGCAACCTGACCGTCACGCTTCAGCCGTTGTGCGGCATCTTGCGTCAGTATCAGGCGCGGATTGCTTGGCGCCTGTCTGGTTGGGTGTTTGTCCACTGTTGCCCTTGGGTTGTTTCAATCTTCTTCAGGCTGAATGCCCATGAATTCTTTGGCCTGTTCCGCCGTCATGCCAAAGGCGCTTTGAAGCATCATGACGCCTTGCGCTTCCGTGATTGAACCCTTGCGCACCTTGTTCAGTATGCGTTCAAGGTGCTGGAAGTTCTTGCCTGTCATGTTGGTCAGCACTTGGTTCACGGCCGGTTCATCAATGGCCGGAAGGTCTTCTTCCGATTCAGCGCCAGCGGCAACAGCGCCTTCAGCTTCAGCCGGCGTGTCAGTGTCGGTCAGGTCATCATCAAGCTGGTCAGGCTGAAGTTCTTCCGGCATTTCCAGCCCGTTGAACCCTGAATGCTTGTCTTCAATCAATCCCTTCCGTATATCCAAGCCATCAACGGCGCCGGTTTGCTGAAGAGTCTGAACGGCTTGCGCGCGCTTCAGTTGAATGTCAGCCAGTTCACCTTCAGTCATGGAATCCAGCGGCGGCCAAGCAACTTCAACTGTGACGCCGGCGGCGGCCAGTTCAGGGAAGTCTGATTTCAGCATCAGTTCATAATGCCGCTTCAGCAAAGGGTCATATTCATCAGATTGAATGGTTTCAAGGTATTCATGATAAACGGATTCATCAAATTCACCGGTTGCGTTGAATCCTTTGGCGCTTGTTCCCAACAGCTTGACCGCCGGCGTTTTGGCAACAGCGGCAACAAGCTGATATTGCGTCATAATGATGGCGTCAAGATCACCAAGCGCGGTGTCCATTTGCTGCATCTCTTCATCTTCACCCAACACCTTTACAGCATAGTTGTCACGGTAATGAATCCAAGTGCCAAGCTTTTCTTCAAAGGAGACTTGATCGGTCAAGACTTGGTTCATATCAGTGTGAAGAACGGTTGTGCGCTTGGTCATAGCCAACAGCGGCGCTTCATTGGCCGTGCGTTCCGCACCATAAACGCGTTCCATGATTATTTGCGGCAATGGCAATCCGCCATAGATATATGACGGCTTCAGAACGTCAGGAACTTCAGAATACCGAATCAAAACCAAATGCGTGCGGTGATAGCGCTTGCCGTTCACGCGCCACCATGTAGGCTCATAAAAGAACTTGCTGGCCGGATTGGCGGCGGCATCTTGGTCAAGTTCCGGTGTTATCCAATACGGGTCAACCTGACTGAAGCCCTTGTATGAACCAGCCCTGACGCCATCAATGTTGAACGGCTTTTCATAGTAAAGCGGGTCATTACTTTCAACGTGGAACAGCGCAATTCTGATGCCAAAAACGCGGTTGAACTTGGCAAACTGAACAAGTTCCTTGGTCATCTTGTAATCACGGTCAAGCGCCTTGATTTTGTCGATTGTTTCCAGCGGAACTTCAGTGCCGCCGTTCAATGTCAAACCCCAACCCTTGCGCGCCGCGTCACTTGGCGCCTGACTGCAAGCTTTATCAACAAGCCAGTTTTGGGCAATGATGGCGCAAGCCTGAAAGCCAATGAAGGATTGGCTGACAAACCATGCAAACAGGTCTTGTGGAATGATGCCGGCCTGACCAAGCGTGAAGGCGCTTTTGAAGTTGCCGTTGCTGGAATCATCCATTGCCGCAACGCGGCCTTGCGCATCAACAGCCACAAAGTCAGCGCTTGTTTTCTGGAAGGCGTTGTCTTCAATCCATTTCGCCAAGTTTGGAATGCGCGTCATTGCGTGCGTTGAAAAGAACCCTGAATGCGTTGCCGGCTCTGCGTCACGGCGTTCTTCAGTCTTGGTTGTTTTCTTGCGGTTCCAGAATACCATGATTCAACCCTTTGTTATTTGCCGGCCTATAATGTCACGCCGCCGGCTGTTTGGATAGTTGCGCGTCATTGATGAAGTCAAGGTTGATTTCAAACAGGGAACCATACTTTTGATTGATGAACGCCTTAATTTCAGCCCTGATGGTTTCCGGCCGCTTGTTCTTGAATGTCCAAAGGGTATACCTGACGGAAGACCCCCAATAGGAATCACCAATGCTGACTGATATTGATGGCTTTTCAATCCTTCCGCGCGTCATTTCATAAGTCTTGTCCTTTGCTATAGCGCTGAAAAAGCCGTCATCAACGCAAATCAAGTGTTCATTTTCTCCAATGATTTCAAAGATTTCTTCATTGTGTTCATTCTTGCTATATACCAATCCAGCTTTTGAAACGGCAATCACGCTGATTTTTTTAAGCTTTTGACCTTTCATGGTTTGAATCCCCCTGTTTGGTTGAGCATGAATCATAGTGGTTGCGCGTCACAATATCAAGCACGCCCTGTTCATGCGCGTCATTCACCTTGTTCCGGTATCGGGTCAAGGAAGTTGACGACAAGCTTCACGGCCGGCCAGAACAACAGGCTAACAACCCAAGCGGCAAGCGGCGGCGGTTCAACGTGGCTGGCAACAATCGTCAGGTTGATGGCGGTCAAAGTCATCACGGTCAAGGCTTGCGGTTCATTGGTGCGGAATGCTGCCTTCAGGCGTTGCTTGAATGTCATGAAAAGAACCCCTTTTTCTTGTCAGGCTGAAGGAAGTGTTTGATGGCGTCAACCATCGGGTCAATTTGGTCATCATGTTCATGGCCGTTGTCAGCGGTGAAGCTTTCACATTCAGCAACAAAGTCAGCAACCCAAGGCGCGCTTTCTGGAATGGCAACATGGCCGGCTTCAATATGGTGAAGTATATCCGTGACGCGCGTATATTTGTCAACGCTTCTTTGAATGGCAAACACCCTGACGCCTTCCTTG